TAACGGTAAAACCTTTTCTGAACCATACGCATAGCGCATGGTTTTCTTTATACAATAAAAAAGGCGGTCACTTTCGACCGCCTTTAATTTAATCTTTATATGTTTCTTCCACATCAATTGTATCTACATGCACCCAACCATTATTGCTAGGTGAGAATGTACGACACCAAACATTACCTTGTGGATCTTTGATTTCTTCATAAATATAAACTGTAGTACCTTCCGACACTACATCAATTTCATTAGCAAAACTGTAGTTATCAAAGCTACTGCCAGCACGTTCACGTAATGATGCATCATATTTAATTATTCCTCTGTAATAAGGTTCTTCAGACCACACTTTAACACGTGTACATCCGACTGGTTTTTTCTCAATCACATCATCTTTTTCAGGTAAATCTGTAATTGTATCTTTATCTATATCTGTACCATCCATATATTTTTGTATTAAGTTATCAATAACATCAATCTCATGTCTACCATAGCCACACGCTTCAAGTGCATTACCTGGATCTTGCTTGTCATCTTGAATATCTTGATGACCTGGACACTTATGGAAATGGTCGATATCCCAAGACTCAAATAATACTGCACAGACTCTTGCGAAATTATCTAATGCAGTTAATGAACGCTCTCTGTCATCAGGGAAATAACACAACTCGCCACCGAATGCTGCATCATTTGCATCATCACCAAAATAATAGTTATCTGTTGGTGTATCATAGATTACATGCCACGCTTTCTCATCTAAAGGAATACAAATAATACATTCCTCATCATCAACAAAGAAATGTGCTGAAGCCGTAGAAGCCCAATCTTGTAAGTATGTGTTTTTATAATAATTTACATTTTGTTGAGCTGTACTATCTGGATTACCTGTATCATGATATACTGCAAAAATAGGACTACCCGTGTCTAATGGTTGCCCTGTGCGTCTTGTTCCATAAGGTAAAAAGTCTGTATATACGGGCACACCGTTCCATTCTCCTAAATATTCTTTTGCCATGGTTTATCGCTCCTAAATAAAAAGAAGTGACTATATAAGTCACTCCTTAGTTTTTGTTAGTCTCTTCAGTAATATTTAATCTGTTTTTAAGTTGTTCAGGAATTGGTACGCCCAACTTCACTGAATTTTCTACAATGCTTGTTGCTTCCCCAATAATAAAGAACATTACTGTCGCATTAACAAGTAAGCCATGTAATTGGAAAATAATATCTAATGTGTTTGATACAATGATGACACATAAAAATGCGATTTTCTTAACATAGCCTAACATTGCTTTCTTGCTCATTAATTTACCTTCACTAAATGCAGTAATCATTCCAGTAACTACATCTACAAAAATAAGTAATAATAAAATATAAACTAATACCTTATTACCTGAATATATAAGACTCATAAAGTCATCTACTTCAACATCAAAATTTTTAACACTATCCATTATCATCATCCTTTAATAGATACCATAGACAGCTGTTACTGTAGCATTTGAATTCTTTGCTACATCGTTGTCAATCGTAACTAATGTTTTTAATACTTTTAAATGGCGTTCATCTTTGAATAAGATTGAAATTTCATCTAAAAATCCATTCTTCATATTGTCATTCTGTTCTCTTAAACCTGCATTATTAAAATATAAAGTGACACCATTTTCAGGTATAGTAACGAACTGTGTCGCATAATGATTACTATAGAACGTAATATTAAAAATCAATTGGCCATAATTATGAAAGCTATCTTTCAATTCTATATTAGTATCTCTACCAGCTGAACCACGCCATAATAAAATAGGCTGTGTTGATCTCCAACGTTGATACAATTGGCCACGATATTTTTCAATTGATAAACCAGAACCTAGAATCGTCAAAATCCCATTATTTTCATCTTGCATAATAGCTTGAATAATACCTGTTGTATTATTACCATTTCGCACTGGTAAACCTTGCGTAGTTGAATCGAAATAGTAATTACCAGACTTTGTAATATTTATTGGATGGCTTAATGTACCATCAACAACCCCACTATCTGCTTTTGTATTTAAAATTTTATTAACATTTAAATTCACATCTGCTTTTGTATTTTCTAATGCATTTGAAAATGATACAACTTGATCAGTCAACTGTGTTATCTGATTTGTCAATTCTGCTTTGGTAACTAATTGATTACTATCAATAGATGATTGCAATGCTTTAACTTGTATATCTAGTGCTTTCGCTGATTCAACTTGACCATTTATTTTTCTATCCGTTTGTTCAGCAAGCTGTGTTAAATCATCAATACCTTGATTTACTGTTGTTCTCAATCTACTTAATTCATTTTGATATTCAGTGAAATAACTTTCTGAATTAATTCCAAACTCTACTTTGTTTTTTAAAACTTTTATTTTAATTTCTAGAGTTGAATCTGTTTGTTCTCCTCGTTTTAATTTAAAAAATGCTTGTTGAAATTCACCTTCGGCAGTACTAGCTTGTTGTGGAAGAATATATCTAAATACACCATTACGTGCATCAAGCACTAAACCACCATTCGTGTCAATAATACGTTCGCCATCTGGTTTCACTCCTTCAAATACTGGAGTTAATCCGGTTAAATTATATGGTCTTCCATTAGAATAAACAGTGATTGTAATAGCTTTTAAACCACCATCACCGACTCGACTTACAATATACTGTTGTTGCTCTTGTTCAGTACCAAGTTTTGTTATATCAAAAAATAAATCTTGATTTGCCATATTATATCAGTCCTTTCTACCCATAAAAATAATAATAATTTTTTAATAACTCGTACATGATAATTTCATGTATATTTTCATTTGGGTGTAACCCATCTTGCATATTAAATTTTCTAAATGCTGGATTATATACATCAATATAATTTGAATGATATGCATCAAAAACAGGTATGTCGAGCTCTGTACATGCTAAAATATGAGCGTTAACATAATCTTCTAATGTAAACTTAAGACCATTTTTATCAGTATCTCTTCTTCTGATTATTTTGCCATTGACAGGTAATTGTCTTGTTGCAGTCATACTGATAATTTTGACATCCTTATTTTGCGCTCTTATTAAATTAACCATCTGATAAAATGCACCAATATATGTTTTAATATCCATTTTATCAGTACCAATTGGAACACCACTTTCCCATAGCCAATCGTCGTCAGTACCTTGAATAATAACCAAATCAGCATTTTTAATATTAGTTGCTTGATTAAAGATATTATTACTACTTACTGTTGAAAAAGTAGCACCACCAACGGCAAGATTAGTCACATTAGCATTTAATTTTTCAGATAAATATTGTCCGTAATTCTTTTTGGCATGTAAACCACGTGCTACAGAATCACCAATACTATAAATGTTTTTAATATTAGATAGTGTTTGTGATTTTTTAGAATAGTCATAAACGACCGTTCCATTTTTAGTCACTACTGTATTGTGTAGTGGATTATTTTCAACTTGATCTTTTTTAAGTTGTTCTAAATCAATTCTAATACGTTCCGATAATGAACCATGTTTAACGCCTTTTAAATCCGTTTTGCTATCAACGACTTCTTTAGTCACTTCAAGTGGTGATTCTTCCGGCATTACGATTGCTCTGACTTCTTTAAATAATTCATCTTCATATTTTTTAACTAGACTAGAGATTTTCTTTTCCGCTTCTCCAGTTTTGTAATCACCCATAAAATCTTCAATTTCTTTAAAGTTTTCAATGAGTTGTCGTCTAAACTCCGCTCCTACTTGATTACTTAAGTTTGTTGTTATTAGCCCCATGTTCTACCTCCTAATATTCTAAAATTTCTTGTAATCTCACTTTATTAGCTTTAGTTGTTCTATTTTGGTTGTCATCTGTACCAGTAACAATATTGTCTTTTACAAAAACTGTTTTTGTACAAAATTCGTTCGTTGAATTTGTCGGAATAAGATGAACAATTTTAACTGTGCTATGAACAGTCACATGGTATTTAGGGATATATTGATAATGATAGTTATTATCCTCAGTATCTGATCGCCATACCAGTACAATACCATTACGACATTCACTTACTCTTTTACTCAAATTTACACTTTGATTTGCATTAGGCCATTTATCGATATTAGATGCTATAGCAGTTTCGGATGTGATTGTATTGAATACACTTTTATCATAGGCGTTTGAATTTGTTTTCAATTCATCAAGCCGTTGCTTATCTTCTGCAGACATTAATCCTGCTTTTTGAGTTGTTGCATTTGTAAGTGTTTCTGGATCAAATTGTTTTAAGCCATCCAACTTCGCTTTATCCAGTGCTGACATCAAACCATTTTTAGATTGCGTTGCAACATCAAGTGCATCTACATTAAAATTTTGTAATTTTTGTTTTTGCTCTTCAGTTAATAACAATGATTTGTCTAATCCGTCAACAACATCAATATGTGATCTAGCATAAACTTCTTCACCATCATATGTTAACGTTCTAGCCTTAGTAATTTCAGTCATTTAATTACGTCACTTCCTTATAAAAAATAGACCCAAGTCCACTTGAGCCTACACCATTTAAATTATCTAGTTTTTGTTTATCTTCTTTGGACAATAGACCATTCTTTTCGGTTGTAGCATTATTTAATCCTACAATCGCTTGCACATGTGTTTGTGGATATATATGTTCATCTTCAAAATAAAGTGGTCTGATTTCCGTCATTCTAATACACTTCCTACCGCTTCGCCCACATGAATGAGTTCTTTCATATTTTTAGATACTGAATGATTAAACTCTTTCAATTTATAATCGAATTTATTATCTTGAGCCTTTAGTTTTTTATTCAGTGATTGTTGAATTTTAACCATATCCTCTAATTCATTACTAAATGTTAAAATGTCAATCGTTTGTACAAATGGATGTCCCCGTTCTAACTTGATGATTTTAAGTTCAGTATTATAGTTCATTAACTCATGAATAAAGAAAACCGTATCTCTAGGCGATAAATGTTTATAACTAATATAGTTAACTGTTAATTCTGTTTTTGGCTTATCTTGTAGTTGCGATTCAGCCCATTTTTTTAGTTCTGTTTCACTTGTAATATCATCATTATTGATTGGACTTGCATATCGTTTACCATATATTTTAGCTTGTGGAGATATATATTCAATCATAGCTTCATACTTTTTCTTTTTATCGTTATCTCGTCGTTTGCCATATGCTTTAACTGCAGTTCGTAATTCTACTGTGCTAATAGTAGCGACGACATTATCAGTATTATATTTATATCTAATAATCTCTTCACTTCGTTTATAGAAATTTTCAGGAGTATAAAAACCTATTTCAGTATCGATTGGATAGATAATACATTTGAATAAATCAATAGCTTCTTTGATAAACTCAATTCCATTTTTACCGCCTATATTATCAACCATTACTTTTTTACTGAAGTCACCAAATAATTTATATGTGTACTTCACGTTTGTCTTTTGATTTTTAAAACCATACTCAAGATACTGTGATAATGTATATTCTTTTTTCTTTTTATCACTACTATCGTCATCAAGTTGTTCCACGAAATGATTTTGAAATTCAAACATTACATGATAAGCAGTGATGTCCATTGATACTTTTTGCCCTTCAACTTTAGAAACTACATTTTTAATAATGAATTTCTCGCCTTTATAAATTACAAAATTTTCATTCACAAGTAAGTCAAATACAAATCGATTAGCATTCGTTCGGTATGCTGTAAATGTAATCATCCGAGCACTGTTTAATTCATACGTATCTTTAAAGGTACTATAATCTATTTCAATCAAGTTTTCGCATATCGTTTGTTCAAAATTCATAATTGATATGTGCTTATGTTTATCCATTTAAATCACCTTATCTATAAATAAATGGAAATTCAAAAATGATATCTACATCTTTTACGTCTCCAAGTATTTCAAAATTATTCATTCCCGGTGCAAGCGTAATGATACCTCTATTCGTATCTATCCCAACTCTTTCATTATCTTTATATGCATATACGTTATTTAACATGAATTTCGAACGATATTCGATTGTTTTATTATATTTAAATTTATCCTCTGTAGTAGTATTAACTAGTTGGAAACCACCGACTGCATTAATTTGTATCGATATTTTTAAATTATGACGCATTCTAGGATCTACTGTATCTGTTGAACCATTCCAAACTTGAAAACTTCTTGTTTTAAAATGATACTTTGGTTTGTGGTTTAAAGGTAATCCATTTTCAAGCATCCATTCAGAATTAAATACAAAGTCTTTTCCAGTTGTATTTACTGATTCTGAATAACCTTTATATACTTTTAAAGTAACTTCTAATTCTAAAGAACAAAAATCTTTTACTGTAGGTTGTATAGAGGCTCCACTGATTGAATACTTAATACCTGGCATTTGAGATGTAACAATTGCATATGGTTTTCTTCTATGAAAGATACTTCTAAAGTGATGTTCAAACAAATCAATTTCTCTAGCATCTATTCCATCATAGCCAAAACGTAATACTAAATTAAAAGGAGCGAAACTAATCGCCCCTGGTAAAACGCCATCTATACCATTGATAGACACATTATTTTCATTTTCGGAAGGATAGCTTACTTTAGCATCTAAAAACATTAATCCAGCAAATTCATCTATATCGTATTCGATACCATCTTCAATGATTTTAACCCATGTTTCACTCATTAAATATCAAGTCCCCCTTCCATGTAATTAAGTGCTAATGCACGTGTAGCACTTATTTTTGATAATGTTTGTTCAACATTATCTAAGCTATTATTTTGTTGATTAGGTTTAACCGTTTCTATTAACATTCTTGTTAATTTATTACCAGTATCAGTTAATATCGCAATATGATTTAATAGTTTTTCAACCGTTGAATTATCGTGATTTACTGTGACATTACTAGAACTTGTATCCATACCAACAATGCGCATTGCATCTTCTATTAATTTAATAGCACGACTGCGTTTTGTAAGTGGGATAATCATTTCCGGTTTGTTGCCTTCTCCAATTTCCGCAATTTGATGATGTGTTACTAAACCACCATTTGCATACGCATAATCACCAGCACGTTTAAAACCATTCCAACCATATGTAGCAACAATATAACGCATTGCAGATATTGCTTCGTCAACTGGATTCATGATGTTACTATGTCCTCTAATAGCATAAGTTCTAAATGATGGTTCAATCATTTGAAACATACCTTTTGATGGAGTTCCATTTTGTGCATTAATATCCCAGTCGTTTACTGCATTAGCAGTATAATTAGATTCACGTTTAGCTACTCGCATCATTTGCTCAGTTATATAACTACTTCTATAGTTCCCACCTAAAATAGCTTGCGCTTTTAAAATGGCACTTCTTGCAGCATCGGCACCATTACCACCTGCAGCACCTTTCAATGATTTAAGATAAGACTCTGGATCAATTGCTGTATCGTTTCCTGGATGATCTCCACGCATTAATTGGAAGTGTAGGTGAGCACCTTTACAATATGCACCAGTTGCTCCCGATTCTGCAATCAATTGTCCAGTTCTAATATGTTCACCTAAACGTACAAGTTGTTTAGATAAATGCATATACCAATTCCACTCACCTGGTCCTGTTTTAATTTGAATTGAGTTACCGCCACCATAGTCATACCATACATTATCTACTGTACCACCTTTAACTGCGTAAATTTTTGTACCAGCTGGCATACCAAAGTCCATACCATAGTGACGGCCACCATTAAATCCTAAGCCACCAGTATAACTACCGAAACGTTGCCAAATTGGATAATTGAATAAATATGAACCGTCGCCACCACCGAACTCTTCAAACCAAGATTTAACTTTATCTATTAATTTAGTTTTGAGAATATTGAATGCACCTTTAGCCATTTTGATAGTGGCATGGTTACCTTCGCCAAAACTAATATCTAAACTATCCATAACTTTAGATACTAACTTCCCTGGATTTTCAATATAATCCCAAACATCTCCAACTTTTTCACTTAACCATGATGCCCCATCTTTAATTTTATCGCCTGCTGCTTTTATCATATCTTTTGCACCAGTTTTGATATTATGGAATGTATCTTTAGCTTTGCTACCGAATTTACCAATAGATGACACCATATTTTCTAACCAGTCTTTTTTCTTAGTACCTGTTGAGAAACGTGGTATTACTCCCATACGTTGATAACGCAGTGTATCATTTGCATTAATGACGCTATCCCCAACACCTAGAGAAACAAGCACATTTCTACCTTGTGGCGCTTCAAGTGTTCCATTTGCTCTGTGGATAATCTCTTGTACACCACCACCTGGAGCATTACCCACGCCACGATCATTAACAATTGCTAAAGTTGGTGCAGTTAAGCCACCATTCGAATCAGTTGAAACAGACGGACTAGCCATTGTACCAGTTGAAAGTGTTGGTATAGGTTTAATTAAGTCTTTATCAGTAATAGCTTTAGAAATGCTATTGATACCGCCAATCATACTATTTAGTCCACCAATTGCTTTATTTGCAACAGATTTACCTAAATCAGCTGCAGCATCTGCCATTTCTCCACCGATTTCTTTAATCCAATCTAGTGTATTACTTAACCAAGTTTTAAAACCGTTATATACAGATTTTGCATTTGACCATGCTGTACTTGAGATACTGTCAAATTTATCAAAGGCTGATTCATACATATCGCCTACCCAACCTTTTAGGCTACTAAATGCATTTCCAAACCATTTTGAAGTGCCGTTCCATACACTTTTAGCATTTGACCAAGCAATACTTGAGATTTTATCCCATTTCTTTTCAGCACTTGTTTTTAAACCTGTTAACTTTTCTTCTGCAGATTCTTTCGTCTTTCCAAACCAATTTTTTACATTTTCACGAATATCTTTAGTTTTATTTTTAATAATCTCATATCCATCTTTAAACGGCTTTCCTATTTTTTTACCTAAGTCTTTCAATTCGTCAACTTTACCACCTAAATAACCGGTAAAATCTTTCCATTTACCCTTTATATATTTTGAAAAATCAAATTGTCCGCCTTTAACATTTTTCCAAAACTTTTGAAAGCCAGTATATACATTACCATTTGATAAATCTATTTCTTTTTCAATGTCCTTATTAGACCCTTTTAAATTCTTTATAACTTTATCATGATTTTTATCAGCTAATTGCTTTTCATTGTCATACTTATCTTTAGCTTCTTTTAATAATTTTTCTCTTTCTTTTTGAGATAATCCAACCATTGAATTAATTTCGTCAATCTTATCATCATATCGTTTCTTTGCATCTTTTTTTGCATCATCACGTGCTTTATTTGCTTCTTTAACAGTTTCAGAAGCATCTTCAACTGATACAGCTTTACGATTGATTGACATTCGAGTTAAAATGCGCTGTTGCTCTTTTTCCCCATTAGATAACGCTTTAACTGCAATCTCCTGTCTTTGTTTATAAAGTGACTCTAAATCTTTAACTTCTTTATCTGTTAATTTACCGCCATTATTTCTTTTATCTTCTATCTCTTTTATTTTTCTATTCAATTCTTGTGTTTTATTAATAGCTATATCGTTTTTCTCTTCAGTTTTCTTTAATATGCGCTTTTTGTCTTCTTCAGATATAGCAGTAGACTTATCTAGGACATCATGAGCAATTTTAAGTTCATTATCTTTACGCTTGTTCATTTGTTCTATTAAATCATCACTCATTTTTTTATTTAGATTAGTTAATTCTTCAGCTTCTTTTTGAGTAATATCACCGTGATTAATACGCATTTTGTCTAGTATCTTACTAGATTTTTCAGAGTAATTTACGAATGAGCCAAGTGCTGATTTGGTTTCTTTAGATACACCTTTACCAAATACATCAATTTTATCAGTAGCTTTAGCCACACCTTTGTGGATACCATCAAAAGATACTTTTAACATTTTAAACATAGGTGTCAATTCTAATAGTTTAGCTGAAAATTCTTTTGTTTTATCCCAAGCAGTGCCTATTCCTTTTGTGAATTTACCTATCCATAAGAAGTCTAAACTACCAACTGTTTCATTCCATAAACGTCCTAAATCATGTATACCTTGTTTAAACCAATCTAACTTTTGATATGCTAACGTAAAAACAGTAGTAATAATTGTGAGTGGTATAGTTAGTTTACCAATTGCTCCAACTGCGAATTTAGACACATTACCTAAACTACCAAATCTTGATATCAGTCCACCAAGTAAACTACCGAATTTACCAAATTTACCGCCAACGCCTGGCACCTTTTTACCAAGCCCACCAAATCCAGTACTTAAATTACCGACTGCATCTCCTAACTCACTCATGTAGCCTTTAGAGTTTTTAGCAACTTTTCCAGTTTTACCAATTGAATCAGAAGCTAAATCAATTGCTTTAGCATTAATAGCTGCCTCTGCACTATTGATAGCCATTGTTTTATTTAAATCTCTATAGCCTTTTACTGCTTTAGAAATCACACCTGCTAAAATACCACCTGCTAAAATAATCGGACCTATTGCACCTGCAAACAAACCAAGCGCAATTACACCTTTTCTAGCAAATCCAGGCATACTACTAAATTTATCTACAAAGTTACTTAACCAGTCAGCCCCTTTTTTAATGGCAGGTGCTAAGTCATTACCTATCTTAATTCCTAGTGATTCAAATGCACCTTTTAATTGTTCAACTGAACCTTTAAGATTATTTTTCATTTGATCAGATGCTTTTTTACTTGCTCCATCTGAATTTTTTAAAGCATTACTATACTTATCAATTTTAGATGGCCCAGCATCAATTAATGATAAGAAGCCACTTGCTGCTTCACTACCTACTACAGTAGAGATAGCTGCTAATTTTTGTTCTTTTGACATTCCTTTTAATCCATTTTGGAATTGTGCAATCAATTGTGGCATACCTACAAAGTGACCTTTAGCATCCATTAAGTGAACACCTAATTGTTGCATTAATGTTGATGCTTCTTTGGATGGACTTGCTAATTTGATAAATGATGCACGTAATGCAGTACCTGCTTGTGAGCCATCAAGTCCTGAATTAGACATTACTTCGATTGCTGCGGAAGTATCTTCAAGTGTTACACCTAATGCTTTTGCAGGCGTACCAGCATATTTAAGTGCATCACCCATGTAATTAATGTCTGCAGCACTATCATTTGCAGCAGTAGCAAGTAAATCGGCTACATGTGTTGCATCTGAAGCTTTTAGTCCAAACGCATTAATTGATGAAGCCATAACTTGTGCAGTAGTTGCTAATTCTGCGCCACTTGCTTCAGATGCACTAATTACACCTGGCATAGCCTCCATTGTTTGTTTAGCATCAAATCCTAATGATGCTAACTCTTGCATACCTTTTGCAACTTCACTTGCACTTTTACTTGTTTTAGCACCCAAGTCGACCGCTTCATTCGTCATAGCTTTTAAATCACTACTACTTGCTTGAGCAATTGCACCTACTTTTGACATTTGCGCTTCAAAGTCAGCACTTGTTTTGATTGCAGCACCAAAACCTGTGATAACTGGTGCAGTAATACCTACGCTCATTGTTTTACCTGTACTTTTCATTTTGTCGCTGATTGCTCCAAATTTATTGGATAGTTTATCAGCATGTTCAGCTACTTTAGTAAAACTACTATTAGCAATTACTTGTTCACGATTAAAGTCATTCATTTCTGACTTAGTTTTATTAACTTGTCGCTCTAACTTGTTTAATGCTGAAAGTTCATTATTTACATTTCGTTCGGCACTTGCTAATAATTTATTATGATTTTTTATCGTTGTATTAAGTTGCTTAAATTCTTCGCCAGTTTCTTTTAATTCCTTATTAGAAGTTTGATAGTTTTTAGTAATTTTCTCATGTGAGGATAATAATTCTCTATTTTCTTGTCGTAACTTTTTAACTTGAGATTCTTCTTCTTTGTACTTAGCTACTAACTCTTTATGCTTTTCTACTTGTTTTTGTATCGCATTATTAGCTCTATTTAATTGCGCAGTTGTTGCTTCATTACTTTCTTTTAAGTCTTTTTCAGCTTGCCTTAATTGTTTTAACTTTTGCCATGCTTCATCTTTACGTTTTACCGTTCTAGCAAATTGTGCTTCAGATTTTTTTAGTTCAGCGTTTGATTCTTTCATAGCATTAGTAGATTGATCGTAAGCTAGTTTATTTTTCTTATTTGTTTCTACTAGTTTTTCATAAGCACGTTCTACATCTTTAACACGACTTACTGCATTTTGATAATCTGCATTTAATCTTGATAAATCATTTTTAGACTGTACAAACATTTGATTCTGAACTTTTAACTTCTCATTCAAACCTTTTAACGTTGCTTCGTACTTCTCCATAGACTTTTCTGAATTATCAAAGGCAGATAGGTTTGCCTTCATTTCACTATTTACGACACCTAATTGTCGTTTCAGGCCTTTCATACCTTCTTGAACGCCAATCGCATCAAGTGACATCTCTAAGGTTAAACCTTGTAACTTTTCATCCATTTATATTTACCTCCTTTCTAACCACCGAACAATAATTTTAAATCTTTACCTGTGTAAACTTTATCGGTGCTTAATTTTTGTTCTTTTTGTTGTTGAGACGCTTCATCTTCTTTATTTAAAGCAAGTAAGTCTAATACTTCGAAATAAGGTTGTTGTTTTACTTCTATGATTGTCCATCCGTACTTTTCCATACAGTACGTTTGTATCTTTTTAATGTTCGATAAAATATCTTTTATTGAAATTACTTTCCTGTCTTTCCCGCTTCTTCTGTTTCAATTTCTGTATCTTCTTCATCATCACCGTTAACTTCTCGAAAGATATCTTGAATCGCTTTTGTATATGTTTTTGTACTCATATTGTTTAAGATTGTTTCTTCCGTTAAGCCTTGTTCTTTGAATAAATCGACAAGTAATTGACGTTCTTTTACTCTGACTTTACTTGCATCAGGTTTCTCTTTCTCACGTTCCTTTTCTACCGCTTCTAAATACGTATAGCATTTTTCAGCTTCTCCTAATGTGATAAAGTCCTTTTTGTAGCTTTCAGTTTTACCAGTTTCTTGATTTTTAATTTCAAATCTAATCATTGTATTAGCTCCTTTTCTTCAAATAAAAAAGACACAGTAATAATTACTGTGCCTCGTCTTTGTTTGTAGTAGTTGGTTTCGTTTTAAATTCGGGTACGTCTACATAATCTGACACCTTTTCATTTTTAACATGTGCTACTCTGAATGTACCTTCAGGGTATACTGTATTAGGTTCAAGATTATTAATGGTTACTTTAGATGTACCATCTTCATTTAACTCTGCTTCTCCCACTACATTGTCTTTTTTATCGTATACTTTTAATTTTGTAACCATAATTTATCACTCTACTTATTGATGATTTACACTAGTTGTTGCTTCGTGTGTTTCAGATGGATTACTATCTGAATGTGTTAAATTACTTACTTCATGTGCTTCAGTTGGATGAGATTCGTCAATAATACCACGATCATTGTTACCGTTAAATTCTGATTCACTGTGTTTGTCAGTTGCTAATATTGGTTTAGTGTAACCAACGAACACTTTTTGTAAGAATTTGTCTGCGCCTTGTTTACCTTCGTGATAACCATAAGCGACACCAGTCACATTGCCATCAATTTCAATTTTACGGTTCATCCAATCTCCTACAAGTTTTGTAACTTCAGGTGCTTCTGCTTTTTCGCCTTTAGTTTTGAATTCTAAGTTATCTAAACTAAATACACCTTTCATTAATGAACAATAAATCGGTTCGCCTGTGATACCGTCTTGAGATTCACCTACAACAGTTACATATGGCGCACGTGTATCTTCTCCTACCCATGCAGTGCCGTTAGCGTCTTTTTTACGTCCAATTACAGTATTTAATTCGTCAGAAGGTACGTTGAATACTTCTAAATCAGATTTAATTTCGTTTGTACCTTGTTTTTTAATCCATACACGTTTATTTGATGCAAACATGTCTACTTTATCAGGTGCTAAACCTGTAATGTTCATACGAACAGTACCACCTTTGTCATCTTCCCATGTATATAACTCTGTTACTTTTTCCGCCTTATTGTCGAATACACCGACATAGATTCGTTTAAATCCAGCTACATATGATCCCATTCTTTTGCCTCCAATTTTTTATAAAAATAAAAAAACACACCTAATCGATGTGTTTTTCTTTATAATATTGATTTTTAGGTACGCCTTGATATCGTTTTGACATCACGTACCGTTTTGTTTCTTTAAAATACATATCAAGTTTGCTTGATGCAGGTAATAAATCATTTTCCCACATTAAGCGTCTGATTCGTTTTGTGATATCTATTGTTTTCTGATGATGATATGTTTCAACATCTACCTGTATTAAATATTCTTCAGACAGATAGTTATCAGATACAGTCGTTTTTGGTTCGTCGTAGATAGGAGTTAAAATCACAAAACTATTTGTAATGTCTGCGTTTTTTGACGTTTCATAAAAATAAACTCTATTATCTAATTCGGATTTTAAAAATTCATCTTCTAGAATTAACGTCCTTATTATGTTTAAAATATTCATAGTTTTTTCTTCAACTCCTTAATAACGACATTTCGATATTCTGATTCTACTTCTTTTAAGGTTTTAGCAATCACACCAAAACCACGTGGCGTGTATTTTTTACCATTTCTTGTATAACCATGTTCATTTAAGTGAATAATTCTATATCTACCCGTTGGCCCTTTCCATTTAATACTTTTAGCTCTTAAAACAGAAATATTTTTGCTATATGGTTTTGTTACGGTCATTTCTTTGATAGTGTTACCAGTTGCTTTAAAACTTTCAAAGTTACTTTTTAATGCTTTCAATAACACTTCAGAACCTTTATTTAATGCTTCATCTTCAATTTGAACCAACTCTTTTGAACTAAATCGTTTTTCTAATTGCGATAACACTTCTTCCATACCTTTAACTTCTACACTCATACTTCAGATACCAACAAAGTGATGTAATGTTCTCTAGGATGATTCACTCTAATTTCTTTAATAGCAAATAATTTATCTCTATAAATCGCTTTATCAATTTTTATCATATGATTAGATTTAACGATATAGAATTCAGAAGCATCTCTAATAACAATATTCAACGTAATTTTAGTTTCATTCGATTTTAATATTTCCATATCTTTTATGACTGGATTGTATATTTTACAAAAACAACTATATAGCGTTTCTTCTTCGTTTTCGTCGGGATATGGTCCATTGTTAACATATTTAAAAAAGGTAAGATGATTTTTAAATTCATTGAATTCCATAAAATCACCTCACCATTTTTTTAATTTAAGTATCATAGATTGTAATGTTTTTTCATTAAATGCTTTTGATTTATATATTTCAGTTATAAAGCCACGTGTTTCAAAATCTCTAGTGACAATATATTTTATGGCAGTCATAAAAAGCGAATACTCTTTATCACTTTCAGTATATTCAGGTACACCACTCAATAATAATTCAGCTTTAGCAGATTCGATTAAATCAGTAATTACACTATCTTCAAAGTGATAATCTACTCTTAACCATTTTTTCAAATCTTCTAAATTCATCTAGCATCGCCCCTAATTTGTAGATACAACCGCTGATCTAGTATTAGGTCTTACTTCTACATTTCGGGGATTATAAGGGTTTATTTGTTACATTTGCAATACGAAATGCACTATCTAAAATGCGTTGTTGATCATACCAAGCAGTTAAAACGAATAAATACTCACCCTTAGTCACATCTTTATCTGTATCATAAGTAGTAGAATTATAGTTAATTCCAAAGTAATTAAAGTCGCCGACAACAGGATGAGTTGCAGCATCTGTAAAAATAACTGGTTTACCAAATATTTTTTCAGGTTGCGCTTCATATAATGGTGTTGAACCATTAGCTAATGTTGAAACAACATTTATATAATCAGCATATTTCATATAAATACTTGCGTTTTCTCTAAAATCTTCATGTAAATCTGCAAGTGCATTCGTAACTGCTTCATAAATGTTTGTACCATCAACAGACTTCACTTTGTTGCCATAGTAAAATGACATGTGTTGAGATTCATAGCTACTTGGCGCAGTCGTAAATGCATCTTTACGTTCTTTAGCCGCTAAGCCAGATTGTAAAGAATTTTCCACGAAATTTACTAAATCAACATCTGAACCATGAATTATTGTATCTGATACTTTAGCTATAACTTTAAATTTATTTGAACCAAATTTAACCGTATCGCCTTTTAGTTTCACTTCTTTTGCAACATCTTCATCAGTAATAAAATCATCATTATCAATGGTATAGGCTACACGTGGCAATTCTAATCCTTTAATATTAGTTAAACGTGCTTTTTCGCGTAATTTATTTTTCGCAAAAGGTTCAGATACAATCTCATTCGATAATGAAGTAGGCAAGAGTTTATCTCCACCACTCTCATTATCTACTGGTAAAGCTGTTAAAGTTTTTTTTGCTTCATGTGATGGTGCTTTAAACTCATCAGGTTTTAATGCATGTCGATAAAATTCGGCCTTTGCTTTAATTCGTTTTTCTTCATTACTTAACTTTTGATAGGCAGTGACTGTATCATTTAGTTTAGCTTTTTCTTTTTGTTCAATTTCTTCAACTTGTTGTTCAACGATTTCATAACGTTGTTGTAATCCTTCTTTTTCTCTCTTTAATTGTTCAATATCTTTAATATCTACGTTTGGATTTGAAGCTTGTTTACTTAATTCTTCATTTTTGTTTGATAATTGTTGTCCAATCATTCCTAACGATTGTTTTAATTCAAATAATGTTGGCATTCGTTTACCCTCCTATAAATTAAGTGTGAGTTTTAAAGTTTCACACTCTTTTATAATTTTTCGTCTTAATTTTTGTTCTTCTAAGTGCTTTGTTACATTATTGTCTTGTTTTGTAATGGATGAAGGTACAGATTTAAATAACTTATAGCGTTCATCAGATATACTTGCTGCGATTTCATTAGGCTCTAAAATTTCATCAATAAATCCTTTTTCTAACGCTTCACTTGCAGTAAGCCATGTTTCAGCATCTAATAATTCTTTCAGTTCTTCTTCGCTAATATTAAGCGCTCTATCTAAATATGCTTGATTACTTGCTTCATCCGTTTTATCTAATAAATCTGCTGTATCACGTAATTCTTTGGCATTACCTACTGTCATAATCCATGAATTATGAATCATCAAAAAGCTGTTTTTGTGCATAAAAATAGTGTCACCGCTCATAGCGATCACACTTGCGATTGATGCAGCTAATGCATCGATATAAATATTGATTTTTGCTTTATGCATTTTAAGCATATTGTAGATAGCATGGCCTTCAAACACGTTACCACCCGACGAGTTTATGTGAACATCTATTTCAGAAACATTACCTAATTCATCTAATTGTTGCTTAAATCCAGGTGCTGTTACTTCATTTGCAAACCATTCTTCACTCACAATATCTCCATAAATGAAAATCTCGCCTTTTTTATCCGTTTTCTTTTTGATTTGAAAGTACTTTTTCTTTGTCATCTTTATCACCACCTTTCAATGATTTACGTAACTCTAGTGGTGTATCAATTGGATATAAGTCGCCACTAATAAATGGTTTATCGCCATTTTCGACTGGCGGTAAATCTTCAAGTTCTCGAATTTCATTGATAGTGTAATAACCACTTCGAACTGCTTTAAAGTAAACTTCAGCTTGTGTAGCACTATCTGCACGTAAATATGCTTTTACATTGAATTTGAAATATCTATTTTTCTTACGGTCTAAAGGTGTCAAAAGTTTACGATTAAATTCTGATTCGTATTGTTTAATAATAGAAATTAAAGTGTGTTGTAAGAAAAATCGATTTAATTCTTCATTCTTCGTAAAGTTACTACTTTCATTAGCATTTAAGAACACTGCTGGCAGTTGAAAGACATTCGCTACACGTTCCCTAGTAAGATTTTCACTTGCAACAATATCTTCAGAAACATATTTCTTAGGTATTGGATCAATCTCTACACCAGGCTCTTGAAATAAAATACCGCCATTCTCTTCGTAGAATTTTTTAAAATTTTCGATTACACTTTGACGTTTTTTCACATCAATATTTGAACCATATTTAAGTACAAACGAGTCAGGCTTTTGCATTTCTGATAAATTGAATTTACGTATAGCAGCATCAAAGTCTGTTGTATTTTTAAGCACATCAATAGGACTTATCCCTTTTAACATATTTGAGCCTACAATGTGTTTAAAATGCAACATATCCATATTATGAATGATAAGTTTGTTACCGGAAGCAGCGTGAATAATGTAATAGACTTCTCTACTATTATTCTCTATTGCTATATTTACTATGTCTGAATTTAGTAAATATAGTTTGCTAGGTTGTGAAAATGTATCTCGTTCAATCAATACATATGCATTACCTTTTTCATTTCTTACCGTTTCAATTTGATTGATAAAATCATAACTACTTACTGAGTTATTAGGACTAATTGTTAATAGTTCAGATACGTTTGTGTTTATGACTTTAAATTCTTCATATAACTTAATTGGCATGCTAGATAATGAATTTGCTAACCTAGTTACTGCAGAAAAAATAGTTTCATTGGTTTCTAAAGTATTATTGATATTCCCCCAAAATGATTTATTACGCCATGGCGAGAAATCATAAAGTGTATTACTTGTTTCATCTATCCAATTATCAATTAATCTACGCTTTATCCTAGTAAAGATGTTCACACTTGCGATTTTAATCACCTCCTTAATTCATTAAGTCTTTAATACTTAAAAATTCAATATTTCCCGTGTTATTCTCTTCAGTAAGTTTATTCATAATATCGGTATACGTATTTAATAACGCTGCAAAGCCATCTATTTTACGATATCGACTTTGTTTAGATGGTAGCCAGTTTCCGTTTCTATCAAGTTTTAATTTCACATTGTTTACGTACCATTTAAACAATGGATTATTGTTATAGATTACTTTGCCATCTAAAAATAACTCTTTTAACGATTTTAAAGCAGGACTCAATGTTAATGCGCCCTGCCTTGTTTCTTCAGTAACAAACCCATAATTTTTTAACTCTTGATTAAGTCTAAATGCGTTCGCTCTGTCATATGTAATTTTTTCTACTGTATGATGTTCATTCACTTTTAATATCCAGTCATATACATCTGTATAATCTATATAAGGTTTATCTTGTATAGTCAGATATCCCGCTTCTTCCCATTCTCTATATGGTATTTTTTCATTCGATAAATCTACTTTATGTTTTGGTATCCATGAGTGACTTAATACTGCAATCTTTCCATTTTCAAGTGCAAATGTAGCACAAGCAGATGTAAAGTCTTCCGTTTCAGATAAATCATAACCCACTGTACATGCATGATTTTCTAATTCATCAAAAGCGATCACTTCATTATTTTTAGATAATGTTGTATGGTCTATAAAACTCATCTCATCATTATTAGCAAAGATATTAAATCGTTTAGTAATAAAATCGCCACGTTCTGCGGGAATACGCTTTGCTTTTATCCACTCTTCTTTCATAACTTCAATATCAATCGACACACCAATATTTGGATTGGCTTTAATCCAGTTTTCACTATCATTAATATCATCTTCATCATCTAAAGAAGCTAAGTAATAAAAAGTGCGTTCATCTTCAATAATTCCATTTAATGTATCTTTTCCCGCTTCTACCATGTCTACAAGTGGTCCATTTAACTGGAAACCTGCAGTAGTGATATAAATCAATAATGGTTGTAAACGTGCTGCTCTTGAGTTTTTAATGACTGATATAAGTTTATAATCTTTAAATTCGTGTATTTCATCAAAAATACCTATATGTGTGTTTAGTCCATCTAGTTTTTCACTGTCTGATGCTTGCGGTTCAATCTTAGATATCGTCTTATCATAATGAATCGCATCACGTAATGATCTAAAATTTTTCTTTAGGACTGGACTAGCTTTAATCATAGCTTTAGACTCATCAAATAATAATCGTGCTTGTTTCATGGTGTTTGCTAACATATGAATTTCAGCACCATTTTCTCCATCTTGCGACACACCATAGTTAGCAAGCCCTGAAATAGTCGTTGTTTTACCATTCTTACGCCCAACAAATACAAGTGCTTCTTTAAATCGTCTTAACTTTGTTTCTTTGTGTACCCAACCAAATAGGCTACCAATAATAAAATGTTGCCATGGTTGTAGTATTAATTGATTATTTGCACCCTTTGATGGTTTACAAAATTTCTCTATAAAACGTATTGGTCTATGTGCTAATTCTTCATCAAAAATCCACTTTTCATGACCTTTTAAGTATTTAAGGTGTCGCTCACATTCTTTTATCACGTATTTATTTGCGACAATCTTACCTACTACTACTTGTTTGGCATACCATGTTGTTAATAGTTTAGGTGATGGCTTATTTAATACTTTAATAGTCACCGAAACCATCTTCTTGTTGTTGAACTATTTTTTCTCTTTGTGCAGGAGTTAAACCTAATGACTTTAACAAGTTATTCAATGTTTGAACAGTCTTAGTTAATTCAATACTAAGTGGATTTTTAACAATATTTGTTGCACCTGCTTTATTTGTATGACTCATCATTAAATCACTATCTTTTAATTCATCTCTTAATCGACAATAAAATTCGTAAGTTTCTAAATATAAAGAAATAAGTATGTCATCAGATTTTTGATAGTCATCAATATATTGAATTAGCTTATTTTTTGTTATTTTCATAGTTAACCCCCTTTCATAGAAAAGTTATACGCATTGCGAACGAAGGTCCCCCCGCCGGTCCCCGTCGGAATCGCTTTTTGCTCGCCTGGTAGGGGGGTATAAAAATTATTTATGTTGAAAATCAAAACAATTTTAATTTTTAAACTTTTATCACTCTTACATTTCTCTCGTTCGTTTTGTCGTTATCGTTAGCATGAATTTTATTATGACAGTCCTGGCACACTGATATTAAATTATCTAGGTCTAATGCTTTAGTAAAATCAGTATCTACGTAAACAATGTGATGGACTATCTTAGCATTAGTTATCTTGTTATGTGCTAGACACTTCTGACATAGATAGTTATCCCTATCAAGTGCCATACTCCTTAACTTGCTCCATGCTTTCGAATGATAGAACCAATCATACTCATATTGCTTACGTCCGTTCTTACCTTTACCTATAACTCTAGTCATACATACACCACCTTTATAGGCATAATAAAAAGACGTTTCACATAATTGACACGTCTTCTGATAAGTATTCGTCTTAGTGTATAAGTCTATCTAATCCACACTATCATAATATATTTAAAATACGTTTCAAATGCACAATTAATGCACAAACTTATTTTACTCCCACATGCATTGCAACTGCCTTTACAAAGTTTCTTCTAATACTTGATACAGTATTACGATGCATATGACATTCACTAGCAATTTGTTCCATCTTTAGTTTCCTATCTTTATTCCAGTACTTTAACTCAATAACTTTCTTACGATCATCAGACAATCTATTATAAACATACTCGACTGCTTCAACCATTTCTTCTAAGTTACGCAGCATCTTATTCGTAAGTAATCGTGTTGCCATGACTTCAGTTGTTCTAACTGGTAGTCCTTTTTCTAATGGGCCATAGATAATATTTTCATCAGATGATTTAGTGGGATTTAATATTGCTAACCTAAGTTTATCTATTTCTTTTTTATTTTCAGAATGACTATATATTTCTGACTCTATATATTTGAAGGTACCAGGTTTAATTTCATAAGTTGTAGACATTTCTGACCTCCTAATAAATTTAGCTAAATTTTATATAACTCAAAAATTGGTAATTCTGGTATATCTGTTACGTAAGGAGATTCTTTCAAATAATCATAAATTAAATTATACATTTTGTTTGTCACAGTTAATAAATGTTTTCTATCTATAGTTCCATTTGCAAATTTTAATCTTGTAATTATAAGTCGTGAATGTTTTTTAATATCTCTATTCACATTAATGGCTCTTATACTATTTTCATTTCTATTGTTAATAATTAATTTATTAATATTATTACAAATTTCATTCAAATTTGAATATAATTCTATTAGCTCTTCTTTATAAACTTCAGACTCACTATTTAACTGAGATTCATTTTTTTCAATATAAATATTTAAAATTAGGTTGATGATATCTTTCATATCTAAAAAGGTAATATCTCTCAATTCTTCTACTTTTTTATCTTCAATTTTTATTTTTTCATTTTCTAACTTGATTTGATGTTTTTGGTTTCGTTTCATTACGAATATTGCCGTACTCGAAGCAACAAAGATACTTATGATTGTTATTAACGGAGTAATTAATGAAACGATTTCTTTAATTGTAAATTTAAAAATTGGCTGTAAAGTATAAACAATGGTTATATAGGTTAAAATCCCTATTGATATTATTATTGATATTATTAAAGTAATTACTAGTATCGATTTCCAATAACAATAAAGCCAAATATCAATTTTCGCCCAAAGTGTTAAGTCTTCATCATCTTTTTCTTCGCTCGATATATTTGATTCATTTTCTTTGTCTGTAATAGTCACAATAATTCCTCTTTCATATAATTATATCTTTTTTCATTTTAAACTATTATATATTATTTAACTAGAATGATTCTTTAATTGTTTATATCTTTCGATTGCTTCTTCTTTACTCTCTGCTTCAATCACATAAAATTTCTCATTGATTCGTTGCTGCATCACTTCAATAAATTCATCATTATTATCTATTACTCTAATAATATAATCTTTAACTACACCTTCTTTAACGCCTAAATCTACTGCCTTAATAGCACGTACTGTATTTTGTGTACTAATCATATTTACTTGTAATTCTCTGTTCTTTATCTTTAATTCAGCTATTTCGAATAAAATTACTAGAAACAATAATGAGATTAACATTTCTAAATAGTGATATGAACTTGCATATGTAATCGCTATGGTTAAACTTACTTCTGAGATTAAGAATAAACAAATTTTTAATATTTTATTACTTAAATAGCTATATAAACAAAAAGTTATTAATGTAAAAATTGTTGTTAAAATTATAATTGTTAATTCTGTCATTTTTACTCCTCGATTCTTTAATTAATCTTTAGTATGGAAAATGCTTTAATAATAGTTAAGGTATTAATTTAATTTCTTATATCAAATAAAAGGAGATTTTCAAATTGTTATTCATTAGTATTGGTTCTTTATTTATAGCTTTATTATCATTATTCGTAAGTGCTTATAATGTTTTACGTACTTGGGAAAGACAAAAATTTAGTCTTAATTATCAAATAACAAACTGTTTTTTCATTCCAGGCGGTGACTTTTATGCGCATTTTGAAATCATCAATAATTCTTCAGAGCCTATTTCTATTACAGGTATTTCTATCAATAAAAATATATGTAGTACAGATGAAAGAATAATTCTTTCTACTAAACATGGACCTAAGCTTAAGACTCATCAAATACCTATTCGTATTGAAGGTTATGGAGCAACTCGCTTTTATTGTTATTTTGAATTAAAACATAATTTTTATTTCTATCAAGGAATTAACTTAGAATTAAGAACATCTCGTGGAATAATTTCTTCTCATATTGAAACTGAAGATGATTTCTTACTTTCCATAGCAGACTTAATTGAAAAACATAAAAATAAAGCTAATATATAAATCTAATTTAAATCACTGTCCTTAACAAACGTACCGTTAATAGTTTTACCTTTTCTATTTTTAATCTCATCATAGGCGTACTGTAAACATTCTTCTAAACTCCAACCTTGTTGTTGAGCTAGAATAATTAAAGTTACTATAGTATCGCCTATACCATCTTTAAGTGCTTCTTTATCATTACGTGATAATGCTGCAGCAACTTCACCCGCTTCTTCATAAAACTTTAGTGCTTGTCTGTCTGAATTACCATTGTGTAAATTTTTATTTATACTCCATTGCTCTACTTGTTTTACTAATTGATTTATTGTGTTATTCATTTTATTGAATTACCCCTTTACTTTTATATAATCGCTCAAATTTTTTCAGTTTCATCAACTACAAAATACTCATATATTAACCTTACCTAAAACTCCACCTACTTTTAGAGTAATTTTCATCGATTTTTCACACCTCAAAAATTATTTATTATTAATTAATAGTTTTTTTCTGTATTAATTATTTTTTATCTTTATCTAATAATTCTCTTTTCTCCTGATCTATAAATTGCTTAAATTCATTTTGTGCTTTAATTACTATATTTATATCGTGTTTATCAATTTTTAAGTCCATGAGCTCAATTAAGATAATTCCGATAATCATAGGTAAAATGTATTCAATAAAATCATACATAAATGCTAACGTGACACTGGCCGATAAAGATATACACATGACTAAACCTAAAATCGTTCTGACTAATCTGTTTAATATATGTGGTGTGATGTAGTATGTAATACACATTATGATGAATAGAATTGAAATGAATAAATGTTCCATATTTATTTTCACTCCTTTTAGAAACTTACTTTATTTCAATAAGTCCTTAATTTGTTTTAAAGCGTCGTCTATTTTTCTACTACTATTATTCTTAGTACTGCCAATTTGTACCGATACGTTTTGTACCCTTACAAATTGACAGGATACGAAATGATGGTTAATTTTGTTAACTTTGCTTAATCTTATTCTTTCATAGTCTTTAATTTACTTTTATTAATAACTTAAGGCTAACCACAACAATCAATAATTTCATGTTTTTCGAACATTATCATCACTCCCACTTTTCATTAAGTTTTCTTTTAAAAGATGCGACTTTATTTTGAAAACTTTTGTCAGCATCTAGATTTTTATCCTTATCATTTTTGATACTTTCTTTATTCTCAAGCCATTTTGGAGTTAGCTCTTTGCTTTGATATTGTATAGGGGCGTTGCGTCTTTTTCGCATTTCACTTTGCTGTAATTCATATGCTCTTACTTTGTCGATACCTTGCAAATTAGTTTGTAGCCATCCGTTTAATATACTTTTTGCATATCCCCAATTAACTTTGTTTCTGTCTTTAGCTATCTTAAGGGCAGCAATCACAATTTGATGTGCATCTTGATTAAAAGAATCGAGGTAATAATTAATATCTTCGTGGGTATATTGTGTGATAAATCCGAAGCCATTATCTTGGAAGAAGTCGAAGACGCTACTATTCTTCTCCTTCTTCTCATTCTTTACATTCTTATAATTCTTCTCATTCTTTACATTCTTGTTCGTGTTCACTCTTCTGTTCAGGCTATTGTCCTTCTTTTGTTCACACTGTTGTTCATTACATTGTTCAGCTTGTTGTTCATTTTGTTGTTCATTTATTTGTTTACTTTGTTGTTCAGTCTGTTGTTTTTTTATTTCGTCTTTTCCTTGATAAATAGCGTAGTTATGCACAAAAACCGTTGTCCCGTTTTTCGTTTTTTTCGTTGTTATCATTTCATCACTCTCTAACAACTTTAAAAATTTTCTTACTGTATTTCTTGAAACGCCCCAACGTTCCGAAAGTTTCAATTCAGATGTGTGAAAACTACCTCTTTTAATTACTTTTAAATCTCCACCAATCATAATTTTTTTATCTCTATGATTAGTTAACAAAAGCATATCAATCCACCATTTGAATTTTTGTGAATCATCCCAAATCCAATGATCTATTACTTGACGATGTAGTTTTATCCATCCACTCATTTATCGTTACCTCTCTAAAATGGTAAATCATCGTCATTAATTTCTACTTGTGTATTGGCATTTGCGAATGGATTGGGTTGATGATGGTTGTTACTTTGATTAGTATGTTGATAATTATTTTGTTGCTGTGATTGGTAGTTATTTACTTGTGGCGATTGATAGTTATTTGGTTGATAATTGTTTTGTTGATTATTATAAGGTCTTTGATACTGTTGATTTTGTTGGGTATTACTTTCTAAAAATTGGATAGATTCAGCTACAACTTCAGTAACATAGACTCTTTGTCCATCTTTATCATAGTTACGTGTTTGGATTCTGCCTACAGCACCCGCTTGTATCCCTTTATTCAAATATTGACTACATAACTCTGCAGTTTTCCTAAATGCTATTACGTTAATAAAATCTGCGTCTCTATCACCATTAGCATTTTTGAAACTTCTATTAATAGCAAGTGTAAAGCTTGCAACTGCAACTCCCGACGGTGTATTTCTAAGTACTGGATCTTTGGTTAATCTTCCAACTAATACTACATTGTTAATCATTATTGATTACCTCCACTTATTTGTTTATTCCAATTGAGGACTGTTTGTAGAGCTTGCATACAATCAAATACACTTAATTTTTCGTAACTTATAATACCTAATTGTTGTTTAACTCCATCTACCGTATCTCCAACTCTTTGAGCAAATGTTTCAATACTATTCTTTAAAACATCAATATCGTTCTTATCTGCTTTACTATACTTTTGCTTTTTCTGTTTTGCGTCTGGATCGTCTTCATCTGTTGGAATGTTTAAGAGCTTTAAAATGAAATAACGTTCTGCATAAGTAAGCGCCGTCCCATAGGCCTGTGCCACATCTTGTTGTTGGCCGAATGCGGCAAAATTAATTTCAATCTTATCTTTAGTAACACTATCAACTAAGTTATATATTATTTTTAGTATGACTATATGCTCAGTTTTTCCTTTATTGTTTTTAGTTTCAACATGTTGAAACTCTTCAACAGAAGGAAACATTAATAAGCCATGTTCTTCCATTTTAGGACGCATTTTATAAAGTATTTGGCTACCTTCCACATAATCATAGTTATAACCTTTAGCATCTTTTTGAAATCCTTCAATACTTGCTTTAACTTCAGCTATTTTTTGATAAATATTTAACTTTTCAGGCAAACTAATCACCTACTTTTACAATGTATGATGTAGGTTTTTGAAATAAGTAAATTCCTTCCAATAACTCACCATTAGAGTCTATTAATTTACCATTCTTTGTCACATTAAAATCTTTTTTGATATCTGATTGATTTAATTTTTTAGTTACTTTGATATAGTTTAAAAATCCTCTATGTTCTAATTGATCTATAACATTTTGCTCATTACTAATTTGTATCACTTTAGACCCTTTTCTAGCTGTAACTTTGCCATAAGGTGTATTTAACTTAAATTTTGCATCTTTTTCACGTTCTTCTTTAAA